AAAATATTCATAAACCTTACCGTTATCCGGTGACACATGGCTAAAAGTGACTCATTTTTTATCAGAGCAGCAGTAACGACAAGTGGAACAAATTATGTACAAAGCGAGATTGACCTCGGATCGTTTGTAAATTTAGGAGTAGCAAAATCAACATTGCTAAGAATTCATAATGTTGCTATATCAATGGCAGATGCTGACGATCCAGCTAGCCAGGCATGGGCGCTAGTTGCAGCAAATTCAGAGACATTAATTAGTACTCAACTATGTACTCAATCACAAACCGCGCCAGTTCATGCTGATGACAAATCCTTAGTCTCTTCTGGTAAAGTATTCATTGGTAATGATACAGCCACAGCATTAAACGCATCTTTCATAACAGAAGCCTTTGATGTACTACCACAAAGATGGACTCAAGGATATTTAGTAGGTGTTGATTCGTTATTTTGGGGAGTAGAGGCCAACATAGGATTGAATTCAGAAGCTACATGCTGTATAGTTATGGAATGCACACTAGAAGCAGCCACACAAGCAAACAGTGTAGCATTAGCATTAAGCCAACAGTGATTACAATGGCTAGAGCAACAAAGGCAGAAAACGCTCTCGCTTCTATCATTCAAAAGATGTTAGAAGAAAAAGGCGTACAAACAGATATTGCCGAAGGTCTTGCTAAAGGTGGAGTTGGGCTTGGATTAGGCGGACTTAGAATTCAAAGAGCAGCAGAAAGGCAAACTAAAAAAGAATCTAAGCGTGCTTTAAACGGATGGCAGAAGTTCGTTAAAGCAAAATCTAACAAATACAAATACAAATCAGGCAAAAAGAAAGGACAAGTAAATTTCAAAGCTATGTCTGCTGCCTTCAAAAAGACACCTGCAGGGAGGAAGAAGAAAAAATGAAGAAGATAGGATCATATACAGCAAGAGGAATAGTTTCAGAGTCAGAAACAGAAGCAGGCAATCCACAAAAGATACCTTTGTTTGATGGATCATTCAAAACAGCTTATCGAATTATAGGTTTCAAAGTGTGGGCAGCATCATATGATAGTTCTTCTGCACCCGATTGTATTGGGAAACTTTCGAAAGAACCTAGTGGAGTGAAAGGCGCAGCAAATTTTATGCGAGCAGATGATGACAATCAAATAGGTTGGGCAACATCAGCAGGATCCTCTGACGGTGGTTTAGGATTTGGTGATTCTATTATAGATAAAGATAACCTGGTTGTTGAAGATCTATATGTATATGTTAGAACAACAGGAACTAATACAAATGCAATTAATTATCTGATAGAGATGGAAAAATATTCTATTACTGATTGGCAAGGTGCATTATCAATGGCAAGAGATAGAGCGCAAGAGTAGATAATCATGAATGATGATGTAGAAAAAACATTAGCAGACCCAAAACACCCTATTTGGAAAGTCATGTTAGGATTAGTTGCTGTTCTAAGTGCGCTCTGGATGAACTCTAGTGTTTAATAGATTCAATCCATCCTAATCCAGAGATAGTATCACAACTTTTACCTCTGATATTATTTAGACAACAACATTTTGAACAATATCCATTCCATCTTTGGATGGGAATTTGAATATAACATCTACTTTTCAGAGGTCTTTGTCTCAAACATGCTTTACATTCCCATTTCATCTAATCCCTCCTGTAATACAAATGGTCATGTTGTGTTGATAGATCCAAAATTTGTTCAGCTGTTAATTCTTTTAACATGATCTCTTTGTTTAAATTTTCATTTAACCACTTCCATCTTGACTTGTGTATATTCAATTGTGTAATCAATGCTTCATTCAGTTCCTGGATCTGTTCAAGTTCTGACATTGCCAAGGAAATCTTTGCGCTTGCTGATCGTGTAGACTTCCATCTGCAATATACTTTGTATGCTTCTTCTGATAATGTTGCTGATATCAGGTGTGGCATTAGTATCGCCTCGGCATTTCAAAAGGTTCTAGGCCTGTTAATGGAGGTAAACCATTCGCTTCTCTTCTTTCTTTGTCAGATAATGGCTCTAAAACCCAATCTCCTCTACATCCTGCACAATCTTCTATATCTGATCCACTGTAAATCCCTGCCATGGAAGGGTCTTTTGTATATCCTGCCTGATTTGTGCGCCAATATACGGGTTCATCCCATCTAAAATAACCTCCTTTCATCTTTGTTGTGCTTCTCTTCAGGCATATTATTCGGTAATAGCGTATGTATTCCATGTATTATCGCACATAGTGTATATATATAATATTATTTGATTTGAAAAACGACGCAGCCATGGCTACATTCATTAAGAATCCGGCTACACATTAGGTAGGTTGGGCGGGGTGGCGGTATAGATACCGCCGGGTGAACGGGAGCGCTTCGCGCCAAGGATAGGTCGGTAGATTCCGAAATCCGGTAAAAATATTCATAAACCTTACCGTTATCCGGTGACACATGGCTAAAAGTGACTCATTTTTTATCAGAGCAGCAGTAACGACAAGTGGAACAAATTATGTACAAAGCGAGATTGACCTCGGATCG